GAGGTTAGCCCTCCTGTCAGCAAAGATGGGGGGATAGAAGGGAATTTTAGAGATGGAAAGAAGGTATTTTACTGCCGAATTGAACGAGAGAATGATGATTGGGTTATTAATTATCATCCTCTATCTGGGGTTACGGATGGTGAGCAGGATTTTGCTGAAAATATAGATACGGTAGAAGCCTTCCAGAAACAATTACAACAGAAAACAGGGGGATTGGTTGATGGGTGGCTTAATCAGATCAAGGATTTGCTAAACGAAACCGCTACCTTAACTGAGTTTTCAGAACGCCTCACTGAGCTTTATCCACAGATGGATAGCCGAGATTTTGCTGAAGTGATGGGGTATGCGATCGCAGCTACTAGGCTAGCAGGGAGGACAGAAGCAGATGCCGGAGATTGATCCGAAATTTTTACCCTTTACCGAAGCGATCGCCTACTTCCGCAAAAAGCTTAATATCCCAACTGAAACTTGGCAAGATATCTGGCAGGAAGAGCATGATATTGCCTTTGTGGTTGCTGGGGCAACCAAGGCGGATCTGCTAGATGATTTACGGCAAGCTGTAGAGAAAGCGATCGCTGAAGGCACGACTCGCGACGAATTCAGAAAAGACTTTGACCAAATAGTAGAAAAGCACGGTTGGAGTTACAAAGGGGATCGGAACTGGCGAACAGATGTTATCTACGGTACTAACCTGCGGGTTGCCTACGCTGCTGGGCGCTACGAACAGATGACAGAACCTTCTGTAGTCCAAGCTAGACCTTATTGGATGTGGATGCATGGCGATAGTCCTCATCCTAGACCCTTGCATAAAGCCCTAGATGGTAAAGTTTTCCCTGCCAACTCAGAGTTCTGGAATACGATGTATCCTCCGTCTGGGTGGGGATGTCGCTGCCAAGCCGTTTCTCTGTCTCAAAGAGATGTAGATCGGCGGGGAGGAGTGGTAGAGCATCCACCCAAAGTTGGTGAATTGCTCGAAACAACTGACAAAGATGGCTTGAAATCAATAGTAAAGGTAGACGCTGATCCGGGCTGGGGCTATGTGCCTGGAAAGTCACGTCAAGAGCAATATCAGGGAATGATATCGGAAATTACCCAAAGATTACCCAAAGACTTGAGAACACAATTTCAATCGGAGATACAGAAAAATGGCAACGCTGAGGATCAACGTTGATGATCACCAGGTCCAGCAGGCTTTAGCCAGCCTTGCCACTAAAACCGCTAATTTGAAACCCGCTTTTGCCCAGGTTGGCGAATATATGGTGCTGCGGACGCAGGAGAGATTTAAACAAGAGCGTGATCCACAAGGAAACCCTTGGACAAAGCTGGCAGTTTCCACATTAAAACGGAAGCAGAAAAAAGCAAAAATCCCCAAAATTCTGCAACAGGATGGGGACTTACGGAAAAGCATTGTCTATAAAGCCTCTAACAGCCAAGTGGAGATAGGTTCTAACCGCAAATATGCCAGAATCCACCAATTAGGGGGACGGGCTGGCAGGGGGCATAAAGTAATCATTCCTGCTCGTCCCTATCTGGGTGTGGATGCTGTGGATAGCGCGGAAATTCAAGCGATTGTGGAAGATTTTTTGAGGGTCTAATTGAAGACCAGGGAGGTGATCAGGCTCCCTGGCTTTCCCAAGAGTTAACCGACGTGCGTGTCAATGTGGTCTTGAGTGATATCGGTTTCTTGCAAGGCAGCTTCAATTTCTGTCCGTTTCATGTTTTTGCCGTTAATACCCTTGATAGCGGCAAGCTTCCGAAGCTTCACCCAGTTCAACTTTGAGAAATCCAAGGGCTGATGGCTGTTGCTATCGCCATTGTGACCGTTCCCGTTGTGCCCGTTACCATTGCCGTTGGTGTAGTGGTCGGGTTCTGCTGCCACGACTTCAACATCAACAGTAATCGTTTCCGGTGCCATCGGTTCTTCAGGAGTTGGGTCTTGGGCATCGTCGGGTTCGTCCGTTGCAGCCGTCAGTTGTCCGAGCGGTTGAGTAAACTCAGCATCAATAGCAGCCTTGAAGACTGCAACTTGGTCAGGCGCGATCGCCTGAATCATCGTGTTAGCGGTACGAATTTGAGCGATCGCCGATTCGCAGGCTTGTTCAACCGACTGAATTTGCTGAGCGTGAGATTGCAGATCGAGCAACTGTTGTTGCAATGTGGCGATTTGGGCTTCAACTGAGGCGATCTGAGAAGAGATTTGAGTTTTTAAAGCTTCGAGCAACATGGTTAATTTTTCCCTGTAGCGATGTTGTAGCGGTTGTGGGAATCCCCTCTCTACGCTGTGGGGTGGCAGCCTGAAGCGTTAGGCTACTGAGGCGAGGCTCAACAGGCCGAGGATTGATTCGATTTGGATTGCTACGATCTGGGTGAATTCTTCAGTGAGCCAGAGGATTTCGCAGTAAATGGATCTGGCTTCTCGCAGTGTGTAACGTGCGTAGGGTGAGATGAATTTGATTGTGTTGGCGATCGCCTTCTGGGTTTTGGCGCTGGTGATGAAGAGGTAAAGCGAGAATAAGGCGTTAATTGAAGCGGTTACAGAATCGGCGATCAGGTAAAAAGCTTTCATTTGATTGGTTCCTAGATGTAGCGGTTTTAGGAAATCCCCTCGCTTGACGGCTGTGGGGTAGCAGCCAGATTGACTAAGCGGCGATTTCGCTTTCGTATCTTTCGAGGATTTTCCATCCCTCTTGGTGAAGCTGCCGGAGTTGTTTCACGCTTTGCAGTTCACCAGACTCAAGCACCACTTCCAAAAATCTTAAGGTGCCCTTTTCAAAGGTCTGGGAAATGAGTTCGTAAGTAATCGCTTCGTCGTCTACCAAAACTTTTAAGATGCCATTCTCATACTCGAAGAGGTGATAACCATCCTCATACTCATCGTGACTGTTGTTGAGGTAATCAAGGATGGCGAGGTACTTCAGCATTGTCTTTCTCCTGATGCCGGGGGTGTAGCGTATCCGGCTAAGTCAGCACTCACGGGATCGAACCGTGATAGAGTTGGCTGTCCTGCCCGTGCTGGGGGTGGGTGACTCGCTGCTCTCGTATGCGGAATCCTTTTCTGGCTCCTTACCTCCAAGCTCCTCGTCCTTTCGGGGGGTGTGGCTCGGCCTCTGGGGGGCTACGCTTCGGGATTCGGTTGTCTAGGTGCGGGCGGTTTCGTTTTTCACTATGTCCTTAATATAGCCTTTTTATAGCCACTTATAAAGCCTTTTTATAGCTTTTTTATATAAAACTTTCTGATGCAATTATTGTTATAGCAAATGGCTATTTTATGGATAGACAAGTAAGCGAGTTGGCACTAAAGTAGCGAATAGAACAGCAAAATATATTTATGAGCGAACAGCGTAAAAAGACCGTGCAGTACAACTTTCGGCTACCCCCTGAACTAGCTAATAGTTTTGATGAGGCTTGCGAGGATAGAGGAATTACTAAAACTCAGTTTTTTGAAAATGCAATTAGGTGTTTTTTGGGTGAGCCGCCTATATTGCCAGAACTTGCTGAAAGTAGTCTAGTAAAGCGGATAGCCGCTATAGAAGCTCGGCTCGAAGCATTGGAATCTAAAAACAATTGAAGTGGGCGTATTAAAAACCCGCCCCAATCAGGACGGGTAAAAATCAAAATAGTTACGAATTTAAAGCTTGTCGCCCACGTACACAACGTACAAAGACGGGTAACCTTCAAGAGAAGCCTCAAGGGAAGCTGTTGCTTTACCTTCCCTCGCCAACGCCTTCATTTCTTGGGGCGTTTTTATATCACCATCAGAGGATTCATACCAATAGTCTTTATTTGCCGGGTTCAAGGGACGGGGGTAGCTTAACTGGTAGATAGTTTGTTTCATGATTTCAGTTGAAAACTTATTCCAGTAAAATATTCCGATATTTACTCTTGTATTTTGATTGTCGCCAAAATAACGAATGATTAGGCCTTGGGATCTAAAAACAATTGAAGTAGACGTATTAAAAACCCGCCCCAAGTGGGACGGGTTCAAAAACAAAACTGTTGAGGAGATCCACTTCTGAGGCGGACGTTAAGCTCACTTAACCATTGATTTTGTTAGGCAGGGGCTGTTGCAGTAGGGTTGGAAGGAACAAGCGCCGCTAGCTCTTGCAATTGTTGCTCATCTACACTGAGTTGTTGTTGCAGCTCTGCAATTTTTTGCTGAAGGTTTTGAGCATCGCTTTGATGGGCTGATTGTTCAGCCTGTAATTTCTGTGTCAGATCATCAATCTGAGCTTTTAAAGAACTGAATTGTTCTTGGTAGTTAATTAAGGATTTGATGAATTCCAGGATGGGACGAGTATCAACCATTGGTCGAGAAATCGTAAAGTACAAATGCACTATATCATCCCTAATAAATTATTAGAAAAACTAGTTTGTAAAATTACCCCAATAAAACAAAATTGTGATCAAATTCCCAACCGTTATGAATTCTGGTGATTAATTTCACTCTTAACAGTACTTAGTCAAATGATTAAAGTGCTGGTATGAAACCCATTGAAGTTTTTACAAGCGGAACCCATACAGCTATGAATGGCTCTACGAGCGACTTCTCAGAAGCCGACGTAGAAGCCATTGCTAGCGCCTATAATCCCCAAAAACATGAAGCACCTTTAGTCGTTGGACATCCAAAAGATAATGCTCCTGCCTATGGATGGGTAAAGTCTCTCTTCTTTAATGAAGGATCTCTTCATGCAATACCACAGCAAGTAGATCCAGGTTTTGAAGAGATGGTAAAAGCTGGCAGATTTAAAAAGAGATCGGCTAGTCTTTATGCACCAGATAGCCCGAATAATCCTACCCCTGGACAGTTTTATCTAAGGCACGTAGGTTTCTTGGGCGCTCAACCTCCAGCCATCAAAGGACTGAAAGATATTGACTTTGGAAGTGCTGAAGAAGGCGTAATCAATATTGAACTCAATTTTTCGGAAATAGAGCAGAAAGAAATGCCTCCAGAAACTGTTACAAAGGAAGCCGAATTTGCAGCGCGAGAGAAAGCTTTAGCGGATAAAGAAGCCAAGATTAGAAAGAGAGAAGTAGCCGACTTTGCAGAAGGCTTAATTAAAGACGGCAAAATTCTTCCGAAGCAGAAAGAGCAACTGATCAATATCCTCTCAGCAGTGCCAGAATCTCAAACCGTAGACTTTGGTGAAAACAACCAACAGCCCTTATCTCAATCGCTGCAAGCATTCCTCAAAGATTTACCTAAAGCTATTGAATATAGCGAAATTGCTAAAGGTGAAACAGTAGAAACGCCGACCGATCCAGTACATATCGCCCAACAAGCAGTTGCCTATGCCGAACAGCAAGCCAAGAACGGTATTACCGTTTCAATGACTCAGGCAGTGGCACATATTACCAAAGGAGCAAAGCATTAATGAGAAATGAAGACTTAATCAAAAGCTTTGATGCTGATAGCACCATTAACCCCTATCGGATTGTCAAATTTAGCAGCGATGGGGCTGTCGTCCAAGCTGCCGCCGCTACAGATTTCTTGGTAGGAATCTCTAACAGCTTAGGTGCCACTACTGGGGAAAGGTGCGATGTGGTACTGGAAGATATTGCCGAGGTGGAGTATGGCGGCAACGTCACTAGAGGGGCATTACTAACTTCAGACGCTAACGGTAAAGCCGTAGTAGCAGCACCAGCATCTGGAGTAAATAACAGAATTGTTGGTTTAGCAATGGTGAGCGGTGTAAGCGGTGATATCGGTTCTGTGCTGCTTGAGCGCTGTCTAATTCAAGGTCAATAAAAAATAAGGAAATCTAAATTAAATGAGCCAAGCACCTTTTCCAATTCATCCGCATTACACAGCGATCGCGATTGCCTACAGGAATAAAAATCTGATCGCAGATAGTGTTTTGCCACGAGTGCCTGTTAGCAAGCAGGCATTTACTTACATGAAGCACTCACTGGCTGAAGCTTTCACCATTCCTGATACCAAAGTAGGGAGAACGAGCAAACCCAACCAGGTGAGTTTCTCAGCTACTGAAACTACAGCATCGACTGAGGACTTTGGATTGGAAGATCCAATCCCACAACGGGATATTGAAAACCAACCCGATAACTACGACGTTATTGGGAAATCAACTGAGTACTTGTCAAATCTCATCCTACTTGACAGAGAAAAACGCTGTGCGGATTTAGTGTTTAATGCAGCGAACTATCCAGCCGCCAATAAAACTCAACTGGCGGGAGGCGACCAATTTAGCGATTTTATCAATTCCGACCCGATTGGCGTGATTATTGATGCCTTGGATTCAGCGATCATGCGTCCTAACATTGGCATATTTGGCAGACTTGTATTCTCCAAGCTTCAGCGCCATCCTCGCATCATCAACGCTATTACCGGGCAAGCCGGGGTAGTTAATGGGATTGCTAAACGGGAGGCGATCGCCGAATTGTTAGAGCTAGAAGAAATCCTAGTTGGTGAATCCTTCGTTAATACTGCCAAGAAAGGCCAAGCTGTCTCTTTAGCTCGTGTATGGGGCAAGCACGTCGCATTTATCTACCGAGATATGCTGGCGGACGCGAGTAGAGGAACGACTTTTGGTTTTACGGCACAGTTCGGCACGAGAGTTGCAGGTAGCGCACCGGATGGAGATATCGGGCTGAAAGGTGGTCAACGCAACCGAGTTGGCGAATCAGTTAAGGAATTGATTAGCGCTAACGATTTGGGATTCTTCATCCAGGATGCGGTGGCATGATCTACGCCACCGAACAAGACATCGTAGATGCTTTTGGTGAAGAGGAATTCATTCAACTGACCAACTTAGAAGCTCCCGCAGCAATAGCTATTAATTCAACCGTCCTTGGTAAAGCTTTAACTAACGCTAGTGCAGAAATTGACGCTTATCTACAAGGACGTTATGTACTCCCCCCAACAACAGTGCCCACAGTATTAATTCAAATCTGCTGTGACATTGTTCGGTATCGCTTAGATAAAAACCGACTACGAGAAGACGTGCGTCAAAGATTTGAAGATGCGATCGCTTTTCTCAAGAATGTGGCTAAAGGGGTGGTCAATCTTGGCTTAGATGAAAACAACCAATCTGTAGAAACCTCTGGAACAGTAAATTTCACTACCAAAGAGCGAATATTTACTTCTGAAACCCTGCGGAGCTACTAGATGATTGCTGAAATTGAAACGGCTATTGTCGAACGGCTGACATCCCTTAAAGATGACCAAGGGTTGAGGGTAATGGCATTCCCAGACAAACCCGACGAATTGGGGCGTGCTATGCCCAAAGGACAAGTTTTAGTTGGTTTCAAAAGAGAAAATTTAGAACCGCCTGCGGCGGCACGGAATCTTGGTACCAGTACTATTCAGCCCTGGAGATTGGAGTTTGAGTTAAGCCTACAACTTAAAGATTTACGCAGTCACGCTGGAGCCTATGAGGTCATTAGAAAAATTCGGGAATTACTCACTGGCTATCATCCGGCCGAAAGCGATCGCTGTCTCTATGAAACCAATGCGGAGTTTGTTGATTTAAATGAGGGGATTTGGTTCTATGCGATGACCTTTGCTATTGACCTTGTTTATTTAAAAAAATCTTGGAGTAACTAGAATGTTGAGCGGTGTTGGGCAGTTGTTTGCGGAGACGCAAGATCTAGATGCAGATAGCATCCTGGGACAAAATGTTTTTTTTCCTGGTCAATTTGTTGACTTTAATTATGAAGGGCAAGCCGAGGTCAAAAAAGCTAAGGCTTGGGTTGCAGGGAAACGCAAGGTAGTCGCGTCAGCAACGGGTGCTGAAGAGTATGAATTAACTCTGTCTTTCGAGTACCTTGACTGGATGCACATGGGCTTTGCCTATGATGAGATTCCTCAGCAGTCCAGTAATGTCACTCTCCCCATACTTAAAAAAGGCAGGGTTCCGACCAGCGCGCCTTATAAAATTACCGATGCTGACATTACTCCTGCAACTGCCAGTAGTGTAAAAGCTTATGTATCAGAGCGAGGTAGCTGGGGCGAAGCTGGGTTCAGGAAAGTGGTTGCCCTTTCACCTCCTGGGGCGGGTGAGTTTTTTGTAGATACTGCGTCGAGTGCCCATGACGTAATCTTCCATTCTTCTGATGCTGGCGCTCCTGTACAGTACATCGTCAATAAGTCTTATGCCACCATCGAAAGCATCGGGCACGAGGTTGTAGCCGACTCGTTCGGAACTTTAAGCTTTATCGGTGATGGGTATGGACCGGAATTTCCTAAAAGAGTACGACTCTACCTACCGAATATTACTCGCATTAGCATTCCCAAACTAAATACGGACAACGTACCAAAGTTTGAAATTAAGTTCACAGCGAATGTTCCGGCAAGCGATCGCTCCCCTCACAAAATCTACAATCTAGCGACTGCAACCTGATGAAAAATTACTCCGTTTTATCAGTCGTCGTTTTAATTTTGGTCTTATGTTCGGCTTATTTGGCTGTTATCGATCCCTCTAATCGAGGAGCCTTTATTGACCTGACAAAGATCTGCGTAGGGTCTTTATTGGGGCTATGGATTCCCTCTCCCCAGCAAAAAGGAACAGGTTCATAACGAGCTAAAAAAATAGATGCAAGTCCAACACGTTGAGTTTGACACCATTGACTTTAAAGATATAAAGGGCACATACCGAACTATCCGGCAATGCCCTTTAACTCAGCGTGAGGAATTCCGAACCCGCTTAGGACAACTTCAAGAACAATTGCAACAAAGAGATGGTAGTGAAACTATTGCCGAAGCTTTCGACCGCGATCCCTATTTTGCTTATTTGTGCCAAGAATGCCTAACCTTATGTGGCATTGCCCCTAATTGGCTCAGTATTGATATGCTCGTAACCTTTCTATTTCCTCATGAGGAAGAGGGAAAGATTGTCGAGGGAGTATTGGTGCAAATCAATTTCCCAAAATCTAAGCGAGTAGCATCAGACAAAGATAAAGGCATGAATTATGAAGAGCTTCTAGCTAGCCTTTGGAGTTACACCCAGGATTTATCGAAGGCATTAGAACTAGCTAAAACTGTGCCTGGAAGCGAGTTGTTAGGCATCTTAGATGCCCGTGCCCAACAATTACAGGATGCCAACCCAGAGGAAAGAGAAAAAGCGATTAAACGAGAATGGCAATCTAAAGCACGAGAAGAAATGGAAGCCTTAACGAGGTTGGCTCATGACACCCCTTAATGTCAGTATCGTCTTTTCGGCTCAAGGCGGACAGCAAACGGTTGGGCAAGTCAATCAATTGAGTGAATCTCTTCATCAAGTTGGTGCAGGCGCAAAAAATGGGGCTGAAGGTTTAGCTTCTTTAGCATTCAAATTCAACGAAGTTATCCAAGCGGCTCAAAATTTAAAAGCGGCGATCGCTCCCGCTTATGACTTATTAATTGGGCAAAATGAGCGATTAAATGCTCAGTTACTCAAATCTCAGACGAACCTAGCCACGACTAGCCGCATCTTTAAAGATGGGTTAGAAATCACAGATCCAACTGAGAAAATTAAAGCGACAGAAGGAGTATTAAAGGATTCACTCAAGCAGATTGCTAAAGATACCGAATCACTTGTTGGAGTAACTTCAGGGCAAGTCAATGAGGTCTTTCAGATATTACTTACCCAGTCTCAAAACCTGAATGCCCAATCCAGACAGTTTCCGGATTCAATTAGTGCAGCGACACAATTAACTAAGAATTTTACGGCCGCGCTTGGGACCATCGATTTACCCCTTAATCAGGCAAGACAGGAAATCAATAGCATCCTTCAAGCCCAGATTACGTCCGACAGCCAACTGGCGAAAACCTTGGGATTGAATAACGAGATGGTTCAATCGTGGAAGGCTCAAGGAATATTGGTCGATAAGCTCAATGAAACCTTAAAGCCTTATGTTGCAGGGAATGCGCTTGCTGCAAGGTCAATCGATGGCATAAAATCTAACCTGCAAGACATACTAGAAGCAACAGCTAGAGAAGCAGGTCAACCCTTATTAGAACCTGTAATTAATGCGCTAGACCAGCTTTACCAATTTTTAAGTAAGAATCGGGAAGCAATTACCCAGTTTTCGTCTGATGCAATCGCTAAATTTTTGGGATTAGCTGAAGTTGTAAGTGATGCTGCTGTCAGAATCGGCGAGGCGCTATTGCCTGCTATTCAATCCTTAGGTGAATCAGGGGGCAGAACTGCGGATTTTCTGATTACTGGGTTTAAAGGACTAGCAGAAGCGATCGCCTTCGCAACTGAAAAAATAGCACCCTTTATCACTACTCTGGCAGAAGGGCTAGGGTTCATCGTTGACAAAATAGAAATAGCCCAAGAAGGCTTC